TCCCTACCAGGAACTTCGGACCAATGAACATCAGTTGGAATATATTCGTTCTTTCCTCTTTCCGCATCATGCCACATACGGTAGAAGTGATTCATACCATGAGGTGTTGATACAATAATTACCTTGGTATTTTTACCAGAAGTAATTGTAGGATATACGGATGCAAAGAAAGAATCCGCAACATGATTCGGAACGAATGCAAATTCGTCCAAGAATAGAACATTAAATGACATACCACGAACAGCACTAGCAGATGTTGATGCTGCCAAGATTTTACTTCCGTTCTCTAATTCAATATTACCTTTATTCCAGACTAGGACACCTTGCTGCATCCATTTTGGAAGATTCTCATATGCTGTTGCAAGTCTTGCTAAAAGTTCTCTTGCCGTTGCTGCCTTGTTTGCAAGAATACCAATATTGACACTATCATTAAAAATAAGATAGTGAAGAAGATAAGAAACCACAGTAGTAGACTTACCAGTCTGTCGTGGCATCTTACAGATATTGAATCTGTTATTATGGAAATTATTAATTAACTTTTCTTGGAAATGATATGGGTGAAACTGAGTCAGTCCTTCATCCAAAGAAATAATTTTAATATAGTTGTTGGCAAAATATACGGGGTCTTCTTTACACTTGAGAAATTCAATGATTTGATCTTCACTGAACTCAATCGGCGTATTTGCCTTCTTTAGATTAGGATTACCAAGATATACACTATCAGTCATAATTTAAACACCAAGTTTATTTTTCAGAATTGCTATCCAAAAATCCTTTTTTTAACATTTTTGATAAGTCTGAGGTAGAACCAATAAACACAGCATTGTTTGTGACATTATTAGTTTTACTCGGAGATTCCTCATCAACCTCTTTTACTTTCTTTTGAAGTTCCATTAATTTATCAGTTGTATCAGCAACTGATTTTATAATTTGTCCTGCAACTTCATATGCTCTAGGACTTCCACCTTCGCTGGCAAGTTCCATTATACCATTCAAAGTTTCTTGTCCTTTTTCAATTAAGGAATATAGATTTGCTCTTGTATAGTCATAATCCTTTTTTACATCCTCTGGTTTTGAAGATGATTTTGGTGGAGCAACATCAAGAGACTTTGGCGTCTCTTCAACCTCAACAATGCTACTCTCAACATTAAGTGCTTTATCTAAATCATCGTAATTGTTTTTCATAATATATTACAGGTCAATTTGTCTGGTGGGACTGAGGTCTTTAGCATCACCATAATCACTCCAAGTTTCAGTGAAACCAAAGTTATCGTCTGGTCCTGCATCAATTGGATCTGGGACAACCGTATATCTGACTTCGCGTTTTGCGGTTTGTGTATTTGTTCCAGAGTGTTGATCGACAATAACTTTTTTGATGAGTCCCTCCGTGCTTTCTGCAACTGGACCAAACAGATAAGTTTTTGCAGTAAAATTCAATGTATATATCAATGCCATTCTGGTTTCAAAAGAACCCTCATAATCATCTTGGAAAGAAATGTTTTCTAAAACCACTGGTATATCTCTCTTCTCTCCAATAGCATTTACCAAATCAACAGTAAGATTGAAAGATGGTTGAAAGAAAGGAAGTATTTGCTCAATAATTTGTAGAGCATCATCATTCAATTTACTAAAGATACTCAGTTCAAAACCAATATTATAGGGAACTGGCATGAAGACTTTCTTTATGTTGTCTCCGTCCTTTGCTTTAAATGTTTGAGTTATGCCAGATTTTCTTGTAGAATCATACTGAATGTTTGTCATTTCAAATGACATCCTTGGCAGAGTTATAGCAACTGCTTTTGATAACTCTGCTTGTTCCTGAATCTTTGCCAGATACTTCTGCTGTGGTCCATATGCTAGACCAACTTTAATATCATCAAGAATAGTTCCATCAGACTTTTTGTGCTTAATATTAATGTTATTAAACAGAGTTCCGAAAGAAATAATTGTCTTTCGTATTATTTCGTGATAATAATAAGTTCCTAACATTAATACTCTCCGAAGGGATTACTCTCGCTAAAGTCTAATAGTGAATCTGCTTCTAATTCAATTTCCTCATTAGAGTCAGATGGTTGATCATGACTATCAAGATCATGAGTCTTTACAATATATGTAGCAGTGGATGAACCTCCAACGATTGTTTCACCATCAAAGAACTTACCGGTGTTTAGAGATACTCTAAGCAGAGATTCTCCGATAACAGTTACTGTTCCTGCTGCAGATACTGAAGTTCCGGAATTGAAATCCTTAACAACAGCAGTAACTCCAGAACTTTGTCCAGTGATTGTTTCGTTGTAGTAGAAAGTTCCAATTCCAGAAGTAGGTCCAGAGAATGTAAGAGTTGGTCCTCCTGCGGTGTATCCAATTCCAGAATTCAATATTCTTACAGTATTGATTCCTGCACCAATAGATGCATTAAATATTGGGTTAAGAACAGCAGTATTAATACCTGATGGAGGAGCAGTTACAGTAAGTGTTGGAGTGGATGAATATCCAGTTCCAGCAGCACCAACAACGACATTTTGTATACCAAAGGTTGTGGAAATAGAACAAGTTGCTGCAGCACCTGCTCCACCACCACCAGAAATTGTAATAGTTGGTGCTTCTGTATATCCAGCACCAGCATTAGTCATCTCAAGTCTTAGAACAGAGGTTACATTTGCTCTTTGAGTTGTAATTGCAACCGCAGATGCCTTAAATGAACCTGGTTCATCTGGTGGTGCTGAGAAAGTTACAGTTGGTGCAGAAGTAAACCCATATCCATCATTATTTAAGAATATTTCAGCAACTCTGCCACTAGATATGCCAACAGTGGCAGTTGCAGTTTGGGCAACTCCAACAAGGTTGATTGTTGTAATATAACCTTCATCTTTAAGTTGATTGTCAATTTCAGCAATACTGGTATCAACAAATTCATTCTCATATTCAAACAATTCACAACTCAAATCATAAGTATAGAGACTTCCTAATTGGTAGAATGGTTTCTCATGTTCTACTCTTTTAATTTCAAATAACCTTTCTCCAAGAGGGAAATAAATTAGATCACCCTCTTTTGGTCTGGTGATTAAGTCACCAAAAGTAAATCCAGTAATTCTTCCCTCTCTAATACCGGATGAAATACCCTCCAAGAATGGAGAAATAAAATCTTCAAATCTTTCTCTGGATATTGTAAGGTTTATTTCATTTTTTAATCTCAAACCAAACTTGGTCATTATATCGCTGTCTGGTGCATATCCATCAACATTGTTGATATATGCTTCGATTAAAAAACTGTCATCGAATTTTGATGACTGAATTTCTTTGATTATATCATCAGTTTTAAAAATTTTTCTTGGAAGATAGTATACTTCCGTTCCATAAATTTGTATCTGCTCGTTAATCAGTGATTGAACGAGGTCTTGCTCGCCAGGACTACCTTGTAGAAAGTAAGAATTTAAAGTCATTATAATTATCCAATGAAATCATAAGGTGGCAGTTCATATTCAAGTGCCATCCTTTGTTTAATATCTTCTAACTCTCTTTCTGCATCTTCATACAATTCTCTTCCATTTAATTCAATTCCTCCCGGAAGTTTTGCTCCTCTAAATTTCAGCAGATTTTGTCCCCACTGCCTTTTTATGAGAGCAGTGACATACTTCTTAAGGAAACTATCATTATATACATTGGTAAAAGTATTTGGATCTAAAATTCTGTAGCAATCAATAATCAAGTAAGTATCTTTTGTTTCTGATCCCCAATCAATATCCAGATATAGTCTATTTTGCCTCTTGTTAAATCTTATCTGTTTGTCAGTAGAAAGTATATACTCTATATCTTCTAAGTAAGTTTTAACCATTGAATATTGAAGTAATTCAATCGAATTAAACTGATAAACATCATTCAAAAATAGTTGATATTTTATATTAAACATTCCATCTGACAGTGTGCTGCTGTCAAATTTAAATACCTTTTCAATTCCAATAACTGAATCTGGGACTTGTATAAAGTTTGAGTTTTCATAATAATGATTAGTAATTGATGTAATACCACTGACAGTTGTAGAGAT